GCAAGCCTTTAGATAAAGCGGAGTTTGCTAAGTTTGCTGAATACGCCAACCAACGGGAAGCTGAGTACAAGAAGGGCGTATCTGCCTACAAAGCCGAAGCCGACAATGCACGGCAATTAACCGAAGCAATTGGCCCATTCGTTCCTGAACTACAAAAGCATGGCATTCACCCTGTTACTTGGATACAAAGTCTAGGTCGGGCGCATTACACGCTGGCTAATGGAACATATGAACAGAAGATAAATGCCTTTAATAGACTTGCACAAGATTATGGAATACAATTAAATCAAGATGCACTTCAGATGCCTGAACAGGCGTATGTAGACCCGTATCAACAGCAGTTAATGCAACAGCTACAAGCAACACAACAGCAGGTGCAACAACTGTCAGCGATACGGGAGCAAGAAGAAAATGCTCGGTTGACCCAAGAAATCAATCGGGTAAGTAGTGACAGAGAGCGGTTTCCGCACTTTGACATGGTACGGGAAGATATGGCTCAATTACTTGAGAGAGGTATAGCCCAAGACCTTGAAACGGCTTATGCCAAAGCGGTGCGTATGAATGATGAAGCGTTCAAGCTAGAGCAGGATAAACTCCTGAGATCAGCAGGTTCACAAGCATCTAAGGCACAGCAAGTAGCTAAAGCTAAAGCAACTGCTGTTAGTCCACGATCCGTTACTCCTAGCGGTCAAGTGAAAAGCACAGATGCAAAGGATAGACGATCCTTACTGATGGCTAATTTAGCCGATGCAGAGGGTGGTCGGGTTTAACTTAACTTAATAAAGGAAATATCATGGCATTCGCAAATAGCGCAATCACCGATATTATCGCTACCACCATTCAAAGTCGTAGCGGAGTATTGGCAGATAACTTAACAGAAAACAACGCAATTCTTCAACGATTGAACTCCAAAGGTAATGTTCGCCCATTCTCGGGTGGTAATGTGATCTTGGAAGAAATCATGTACAACGACCCATCAACCAACAATGCTAATAGCTATAGCGGTTACGAAGTCTTGAACATCACTCCTGATAGCCCAATCTCGGCTGCTCAGTTCAGCATTACGCAGTACGCTGACTCAGTAACCATGAGTGGTCTTGAAATGCTCCAAAACAGCAGCAAAGAAGCAATCATCGACCTGTTAGATGGTCGTATGCAAGTTTCTGAAGCCCGTCTGTTGAACCGCATTTCAGGTGACTTGTATGGTGACGGAACAGGTAATGGCGGTAAGAACATTACAGGTTTAGCCGCTGCTATCAGCACTTCACCTACAACTGGTACATACGGTGGTATTAACCGTGCAAACTGGACTTTTTGGCGTAACCAAGCAACTACTGGTGCTAACTCCGCTGCATTGATCCAAGCTGCTATGACAACTGCTGCTATCAAATCTGTTCGTGGTAATGATAAGGTTGACCTTATTATTGCTGGTAACACTTTGTATTCACGCTATGTTGAGTCGCTTCAGGCTATCCAGCGTATTGCTGGTGTAGACGAAGGTGCAGCAGGTTTTGCATCCCTCAAGTTCTACGGTGGCGGTATGTCTGCTGATGTGGTATTAGGTGGTGGTATTGGCGCACAAGAAAACGCATTGTATATGTACCTCTTGAACACCGATTACATCTTCTTCCGCCCACACAAAGAGCGTAATTTCGTTCCTATCGGTGGTGAGCGTCAATCGATTAACCAAGATGCAATCGTGAAGCTGTATGGCTGGGCAGGTAACTTAACTTGCTCTAATGCTTCACTCCAAGGTATCTTGACAGGCACTTAATCAACTGACTAATTAAAGGAAAATTATCATGTCATATTCAACTCTCCCCATCGCTGGCGTAGATTTAGGTGAAAATGCTTACACTAACCTAAATTCCGCTGGCACAGCAATTCCAACTATTGGCCCACTCGGTCTGCAAACTTTTGGCGCAGATGGTTTCCGCTATGTGTTTGCCCAAGCTGGTGTTGCAATTGCGGCTTCAACCGCTACTTGCGTAGTCAACGCATCTACATTCCAAGCTACCTTGGGTGCAGGTACATACTTGTCAGGTGCTTCTATGGCATCAGGCGATTATGGCTGGTTTAGCAAGGCTAGTGTTTAATAGCAAAATGTAGTAAAAACAGGGGGTTACCTTTATTGGTAGCCCCTTTTTCCTTTTAACAACCTAATACCTTAGGAGAATTAAAAATGGCTTTACCTTCAGATACACAAGGAGCAGATGCTCGCCTACAAGTACGCTTTTACAAGAAATCCGTACAACAAGAACAAGAATCCATAGACGCTGGCAGACCAATCTTCAAAGACTTTGATTTTGTACAAATCTGCGTTGCTGGCGATACCCTAACCGAAATCGACACTTATGCGTTACAAAACCATAAGACCCGTTTCCCTATTCAATGGGCTAATTACATGAATAGACAAGGAGCGCACGATGAGGAATTAGTAGGAACGCCTATAGCAGAATGGCCTTTAGTATCAAAAAGCCAAGCTGAAGAATTAAGGGCAATTAAGTTCCAAACGGTAGAATCTATTGCAAACGCTTCAGATCAACAGTTACAGCGCATGGGAATGATTGCAGGAATGTCACCTTATGCGTTTCGTGACAAGGCAAAGGCATTTTTAAATCTAGCAACAAGTTCAGCAGAAACCGACAAGCGTGAGCATGAAATTAACGCTTTAAAAGAAGAACTTGCCAAAAAGGAACTAGAAACTGCTAAAATAAAAGCAGAAACAGATGCGAAGTTAGCCTTAATGCAAGAGCAAATGGCTACTATACTTGCTGCTGTTGGTGAAAAGAAACCCCGTAAACAGAAAACGGTAGCCACAGAGGAAGCCTAATATGTCATCAACAATGCTCCAATTAGTCCAGCAAGTTACTGCTGAACTTAACTTAGCCATACCCACCTATGTTCAAGGTAACACTAGCCAAGATGTTCAACAAGTTCTTGCGTTAATGAACCGTGCAGGGTATGACTTAATTAAGGAACACAATTGGCAAGCATTGGAGTTGGAATATAGGTTTTACACCACAGCAATTACCACAACTTGTGACACTATTGCCAATACTTACAATCTGTTAAATGTTGGTAATGTCACAGGTTTGGATAATACTTATTCAATCGTTGGCACAGCAATTCCACAAGATACTTATGTAGAAACTGTTGCAGGATCAACGGTAACTGCTAGTCAGTTAGCTTCTTCTACAAGCGTTGGCGGTACAGTTACTTTTAGCAAGACCATTTACCCCTTGCCACCTGATTACGAAACCATTACCGATAACACCCATTGGGATAAGACCAAACATTGGCAGATGCTTGGCCCAGTCGATGCCCAACAATGGCAATGGCTAAAGTCGGGTTATATTTCAACAGGCCCACGGGTGCGTTGGAGAATCTTGGGTAATCAGTTTGAAATTTGGCCGCCTTACAATACCCTAGAATATTTAGGTTTTGAATACCGTTCTAAGGGCTGGGTTAGAAGTGCTGCTAATGCTGTTAAGAATAGCTTTACAGTCGATACCGATACATCCGTATTAGATGACGCAATTATTGTTTTGCTGACTAAACTCAAATATTTCCAAATTAAGTCATTTGATACTACTGCATTGCAACAAGACTATAGCCGTTATTTGAGCGTTGCCAAGGCTAACGATAAAGGATCAGCAACCCTATCCTTTGCACCGCAACCAAGTGCTGTGCTTATTGGCTGGGCAAACATTCCCGATACTGGCTATGGGTCTTAATCATGGCGGTTGCTAAAAGATTTACGGCTACCACTTCTTCTGTTGCCGCCCCGATTGGTGGGTGGAACGCTAGGGATTCGCTTGCTGAAATGAACCCCTTAGATGCGGTTCAGATGGTTAACTTCTTTCCTACGCCTACAGATGTAACCCTTAGAAAAGGCTATACCAAGACCTCTACAGGCATTGCTGGGGCTGTTTTATCCCTAATGAGTTACGCCAGCCCAACGACTACTAAGCTGTTTGCTGCTACGGCTACGATTATTTATGATGCTAGTACCTCTACGGCTACCTCTAGCCTTACAGGGAACACCAATGGTAAGTGGATACATTCCATGATTACGACTGCGGGTGGGTCTTTTATGCCTGCTGTCAACAATGTTGATCCGATGGTTGTTTATGATGGTACTAGGTGGTCAAGAAGTGCTACGACAAGCACCGCACAGACTATTTCGACCATTACTAGGGGTGGAACAGGTAACCTAACAGCCACCCTAACGACTGCAAGTGCTCATAATCTTGTTACAGGTAACACCATAACAGTAGCAGGTGCAACACCCGCAGAATTTAACGGAACTTACCGCATTACTGTAACGGGTGGCTCGACCCTCACCTATACGATGGCTACTGCCCCTAGCGGTGATGCGACTGTAATGGGTACTTACACGATTGATTACTTTATTACAGGTAAAAACTCTAATACATTTGCGTATGTAAACTTGTTTAAAGAGCGTCTTTACTTTGTCGAGGAAGATTCCCTTAATTTTTGGTATTTGCCTGTAGACTCAATTAACGGGGCTGTTACTAAATTCCCGTTGGGTGGCATCTTTAAAAATGGTGGTTACCTACAAGCGATGGGAACTTGGACTATTGACGCTGGATACGGGGTCGATGACCTAGCCGTGTTTGTTACAAGTAACGGGGAAGTCGCTGTTTACAAGGGTTCTGACCCATCTGACCCTACAGATTGGGCGTTGGTAGGTATTTGGAACATCGGACAGACTTTTGCCCGTAAATGCGTCTTTAAATATGGTGGTGACATCCTATTATTGACCCAGCAAGGCTTAGTTCCCCTATCCGCAGGACTTCAATCTACCCGTTTAGACCCTAGAGTCAATATTACCGATAAGATTTTCTACGCTATTAGCAAAGCGGCAGACCTTTACGCTACTAATTTTGGCTGGCAAGTTAATTACCTAGCCAAATACAATATGCTGATTCTCAATGTTCCTGTAGAAAATAATACTGAGCAATATGTCATGCATAACATTACAAAGTCTTGGTGTAGGTTTACCAATATTAATGCTAATTGTTGGGAAATGAGCAATGAGGATATGTATTTTGGTGGAACTGGCTTTGTAGCTCGTTTTTACGACTCATTTGCCGATGAAGGCACAAACATCAAAGGTTTTGTACAGCAAGCCTACTCTTATTTTGAGTCTAGGGGGCAACAAAAACGCTTCACAATGGTACGCCCTATCCTACAGACAGATAACGGCTTACCGACCGTTCTATGCGGTCTAAGCACCGATTACGAAACAGTTGAATTGACTAACCAAATATCCTTTAACCCCGCCATCTTACTTACTGGTGAATGGGATTTAGATGTATGGGATAACGCTAATTGGGGCGGTGGTTTAGTGACCACAAAGACATGGCAGGGCGTGACAGGATTAGGATATGCGGGGTCAGTTAGTATGAATGTGGCAAGCCAAGGGATAGAGTTCCATTGGGCTAGTACCGACTATGTTATGGAGAAGGGTGGAGTCATTTAGTGCTATGTTTTGATAAAGACTTGTTAGGGCCATTTATCGCCCAAAAGTTAAACATGGTATGGACACCCGAAAATTCCAGCACAATTGGTTGGGTAACGGATCAAATAGAATCAGTAGTGTGGTATGAGGACTTTAACCAAAAATCGGTAACTTGCCATATTTATCTTGAAAAAGGATTAAATAAGCAATACTTATCTACCATTTTTGATTATCCTTTTGTACAATTGGGGGTAAGTAAAATTATTGCCCCAGTAATTAGTAGCAACGACAAGTCGATAGAGTTTGTCAAGAAATTGGGGTTTGAGGAACAAGCACGATTACTTGATGTTTTTCCTACTGGAGATTTGTTGTTTTTTGTAATGTCAAAAGACAAATGTAGATTTTTAGGAGAAAGATATGGGAAAGTCGGCTTCTGCGCCACCAGCACCTGATTACATAGGTGCGGCAAGAGAAACCTCAACAGGTAACCTTGAAGCGGCTAGAGCCGCTGCTGCTGCCAATCGTGTAAATCAATTTACCCCTTATGGCTCATTGGTATATAGCCAACAAGGTACTTTTGATCCTAAAGCATACGAACAAGCGTATCAGTCTTATCAAAAAGCTCGCCAAGGCGGTGGATTGCCTGAAGGATATAGTCTAACTGACACTAATCCAATGCAACCTAGAACAGCAGTCATGCCACGAGAAGGTTTTACTTATGCTTATGGCCCATCAGGTGACCGCATTGAAGTACCTTCAGGTGGCGGTGATTTAAAACCCCCAAGGATAGAAGATTTTTTAACTGCTCCAGCAAATGCCGACCAAGGTTGGACTGCTAGACAATTTTTATCACCTGAACAACAACAGCTTTTAGATTACCAAAATCAAACTAGCATAGGTTTAGGCAAACTTGCAGGTCAAGGTCTTGGTTATGTAGAGAAAATGCTAAAAACCCCGTTTGATACAAGCAAACTACCATCTACAGGGTTTAATCCTAGCCAAAGTTACCAAGATGCGTATATGCAACGGCTTGCCCCACAGCTAAAACAAGGGCGGGAACAACTAGCACAAGACTTAGCTAATCGTGGAATTGATATTGGCTCTGAAGCCTATGACCGAGCTATGCAATCCCAAGCCCAGCGTGAGAATGATTTACTGTTAGGTGCGACCACCCAAGGTTTTGGCGTTGGTCAGCAAGCCCGCCAATCTGCCTTGCAAGAGCAAGCGTACCTTAGAAACGAGCCACTTAATACTCTGTCTGCGGTGCGTACTGGTTCACAGGTTCAAGGCCCGTCATTTGTAAATTCTGCACAACAAGCAACAACGGCTGGCCCTGATATTTTAGGTGCAACGCAGATGGGTTACAACGCCCAGTTAGCCGCATCCAATGCTCAGAATGCAGCTAATAACGCAATGACTCAAGGTTTGTTTAGTCTTGGTGGTGCGGCACTAATGTCGGATATTCGTACCAAAGAAAACATTAAGGCAATTGGCTGGCTACCTAATGGTTTACCCGTATATACATACGAATACAAAGATGAATTTAAGGATCACCCATTAGCAGGTCATGGAACGCACACAGGCGTGATGGCGCAAGAAGTTGAGGTAATGTATCCAAATGCTGTAATAACCCTTGATAACGGCTATAAAGCCGTAGATTACGGAAAACTATGAATCCTTACATCCTAAGATCACTTCCCATGCAAGATTTAAGCGGGTTACAACCTGTATATCAAAATATTGGGCAACAGCAAGCTATGCAACAGGCGGCACTTGGACAACAGAATCAATTAGCAAACCAAGCAGGGCAAAGCCAAGGCGGTGGCGGTATGAATCCAATGGCTTTAGCACAAATGTTGCGTAACAAAGACCCACAAAGTTTAAGTAGCAAGATGGGTGTTTATGCTAAATCTATTCCTGCAATCATGCAATACGGTTCTGAGAATGTATATGGTGGATTTGGTCAAGGTCAAGTACCAACAATGACCACAGGGATGGATTAATTATGGCTGATATTGGAACGCTAAACCCCGAACAGATGTTGCAACAGCAGCAGATTTTACGCCAACAAAAGATGGCTGAAATGCTAATGCAACAAGGTATGCAACAACCACAAGGTCAGATGATTAGTGGTCGTTATGTTGCTCCTAGCATATTCCAAAATTTAGCTGGTTTAGCCAATACTTACATGGGTCAAAGAGGTATTGAGAGGGCAGAACAAGCACAAATAGATTTAGCTAAAAGGTTACGGGCAGATGAAACCTCTGCTATGGCTGACTTTATGCAACAAAGACAAGGCAGACCTGCTGAAATGTTTCCTGCACAAGCTGGGCCAATGCCTGATGGCGGCAATATTCCAATTCAAGAATCTAGAGCCGCTATAGCACCTAATCCACAAGCCGCTTACGCTAACCTTGCTAGAGACCCAAGAGCATCGGCTAGGTTACAGAATTTGGCGTTTAACAAAATGATGGCTGAACCTGAAGCATTTACTTTATCAGCAGATCAAAGTCGATTTGTAACTATGCCTGACGGTACTACTAAAAAAGTAGCCGCAGGAACTAAAAAGCCAATTCAAATAGATACTGGTACTGCCATTGAATTTCGTGATGCTGATGATATGAGTAAAGTATTGCAGCGTATTCCTAAATCGCAAATGCCTGCTGCTGGTCAAGTAGTAGAAACAGCAAATGGCCCAATGATTGTCAATACTCGTACAGGTGATGCACAACCTATTATGGCTGGTGGTCAACCTTTACCGTCAAAACTCAGTACCGAGCAATCAAAAGATATTACCGCTATTAATCAACAAAGAGCAACTATTAATGGTGCTATTGATGCTGTTCAAAAAAATAAATCAGCTTTTAGTTTTGGTCGTGGTGTAGCCCAAAATTTACCTTATGGTGAATCACTTGCAGGTAGATTTGAAAAACCTGAAGATACACAAGCCCGTGCTTATGTATTTAACAATGTGTCTGCTGTAATTAAAGAGCGAGCAGGTACAGCCCAAAGCGCACAAGAATTAACAAGAATTAATTCTTTCTTGCCAGCAACAACTGATAATGCAGATCAAGTTATTTCTAAGTTAAAAGGATTTAATCAATATATTGATGATCTTGAAAAAGGCACTAGAGTACCTACATCTAAAAAACCTGATGCATCAAAATCAAACTCATTTGCAAGTGAAGCAGATGCTCAAAAAGCATTTAGCACAGGTAAATTAAAAGCTGGCGATAAAATTACTATTAATGGCGTAACTGGAACTTGGAAATAAACCATGGCTTTTGTACCTGATACCCAACAAGCACCACGGTTTGTACCTGATGAGGTAGCTACACCTGCATCAACAGCATACGCTGGCCCAGTTGTAGAAGAAAATCCCGTTTGGCAATCTACGGGTGGTGGTGCGGCTATGGGTAGACCACGCATGGTAAATCGTACCAATATTCAAGCCCAGCCAAGACCACTAGAATCTGCTTTAGCTGGCATGACAAAATCCGCAATTGATCCACTTGTTGCAACCGCACAATTAGCTACTGGTGGAAATCTAGGTACAAGTCAGTTAGCTCAAAACCTTGATAAACAGGCAGATGTTTATTACGAAGCAAACCCTGTATCTTATGGTGCTGGTCGTGTAGCTGGTGCAGTAGCCCCTGCCGCAGCCATTACTCGTGGTGCTGGCATGATCCCTAGTTTTGCTAGGGCTAACCCAATTGCTCAAGGTTCGGCTCTTGGGGCAACATCAGGTTTAATTACACCTATTAATACTGGTGCAACAGGCGGTGAGATGTATTCGGATGTTGGGCAAAATGTGGCTATAGGTACTGCTTTAGGCGGTGCTATTCCTGCTGTTGGTCAACTACCTTCTATGTTGCGTGGTAAAGCACCTAGCCCACAGATGGTTCAATCTATTCAGCAAGCAAGAGATTTAGGTTATGTAATACCGCCTACCCAAGCTAATCCTAGTATGTTAAATCGGTTTATAGAAGGCGTTGCTGGAAAACTTAGCACGGCTCAAAATGCTAGTGCTAAAAATCAAGAAATCACTAACAGATTAGCCGCCAAATCATTAGGTTTGGCTGAAGATACCGTTATTACTCCTCAAGTACTGACAGATTTGCGTACTACGGCTGGAAATGCCTACACAAATTTAGGTCTGTCGGGTCAAGTTATGGCAGATAAATCGTACATTGATGCTTTAGATGACATTGCAAAACCATATCTTGTTGCCGCAAAAGGGTTTCCTAACTCTCCACCAAGTCCAGTTATAAATTTAGTGCAATCTTTAAAATCACCTAGTTTTGACGCTACTGCCGCTGTTGAGAAAGTTAGACAATTACGAACTGCTGCTGATGACGCATTTAGAACTGGAAACACAGATATAGCAAGAGCATCCAAAAGTGCTGCTACTGCTATTGAAAACGCATTAGAAGGTCATTTATCTAAAACAAATCAAACAGATTTATTAACCAAATTTAAAGATGCAAGGCAAATAATTGCTAAAACTTATTCTGTTGAAAAAGCAGCTAATACAACTACTGGCACTATTGATGCTAAAAAGTTAGCCGCCCAATTACAGCGTGGTAAGCCTTTATCAGCAGAATTAAAAAGCATTGCACAATTTAGCCAAGCATTTCCTAAAGCAAGTCAGGCAACAGAAGCTATGGGTAGCTTGCCACAATTAAGCCCATTAGATTATTTTGCTGGATTAGTTGGTGGTGTAAGCACAGGCGGTGTTGGTGCTGGGGCTATTTTAGCTAGACCAGCTTTAAGAGCAGCCGCATTATCAAGTCCTGTGCAAAACAGACTAATTCCTAGTACGGCTGCGCCTTTTTTAACTGACAACCAGCGTAATTTGGCTAGATTATTAACATTGCAAGGCGTTCAAGGAGCAACAAATGAGTAGAAACGGATCGGGAGTCTATTCGCTCCCAGCAGGCAACCCTGTAGTAACTGGAACTACTATTGCAAGTACATGGGCTAATACCACCATGAATGACTTGGCTGCCGCCTTAACTGATTCGGTTGCCGCAGATGGTCAAACCCCAATGACGGGTAACT